GTGCAAAATGTATTTTGAAATAGATGGCGCAGGCATAAGACTAAATCATACCTTTACTGTTGGTCACGATAATCCTAAGTATGTTGATAGTGGTGTTAAATCAATGCTACTTATGGCGCAAGCGATGGGATTGAAAGAACCACCAAAAGATACATCAACTGCCTTTATGGGTAAAAGTGTATCAGCTGAATTAGTCAAAGATGAAAATGGTTATCTGAAGATTAATGAAGATTGGGGTAGAACTTGGCAGGCAACAAATGTAAAGCCAGAACCTGTCAATGACAATATACAAACTGGTCCATCGCAAGCTGACCTTGATTCTGTAGAATCAACAGATGCAAGTGATGACGATGTTCCATTTTGATGGTAAAAACAGGCCTAGCTTGTGCGCATATTGTAAAGCACCAGCTGGGCCACTACTCTACAAAGATGGAGATTACTGGCTTGGAGCGTGCTGTATGGCTCATTTAAAGAAGATTGGTAAGGGAGAAAGACTACCAAACAAAGCACAACTAAATGACGAGGGGATAGAATATTCTATAGCACAAACCAAAGAAATATATTTAGAACTAGCAAACAAAGAAGATCAGAAGCCTTTACATAAATGGGAGAGGGCTAACAGAAAAAGAATCTTTACTACTATTGTTAGGGAATATCTAAACTGGGCGAATGTGCAAGCGCAGTTAGATGATGAGAGAGCTGCAAATGGATTTAACAAAGTACCTGAAAAAGGACATACTCTATAACGACTTAGGCTTTAGCACAGGTAAGAGTACAAACGATTTAATAAACGAGATGCAAGCACAGGGATTGCTTGTAGACTTCTTAGAAATTACTGGCGAGATAATACGAGTACCAGTAAAAGCAATAGGCGGTAAACCAGACACAGGCGGTCAAAAGTCTGGTTATTATGCAATTAACCAGGTTGGCGGACACATGTTCTGTACCTATGGTAATTGGAAAACAGGCTTTGAGGGTAAATGGTCAAGCATAGATACTAACCAACTTAGTATTGTAGATCGTCAAGAATTACAAAAACAAATGGAAGAGGCTAGTGCTAAGTCTCGTAAGGTAAGGCAACAAAAACAAGATGAAGTTGCAGTTGAGGTACAAGAACGATTTAAAATTTGCCACGAAGCCATTGACCATGAATATCTCACGAATAAAAAAGTTAAAAGTTATGGGTTGAAGCAATTAAATGGAAGATTAATTGTTCCTGTGTATTCTACTACAGGTCAACTTCGTTCTCTACAGTACATTGATAAAAAAGGGGAGAAAAGATTTGCTTCAGCGTCAGAAATTAAAGGTAATGTATTTTTAATTGGTACAACGCTTACCGAATTACCAAAGATAGAAAAATTAATTTTAGTAGAGGGCTACTCTACAGCTGCAACAGTTTATGAAGCTACCCAGATTCCTGTAGCTTGCGTTTTTAGTGCCAACTTTGTTTTGGATGCAGCCACTAAAATCCGCAGGCTCACAGGTGCTAGATTTATATTAGCACTTGATAATGATGAAAGCGGTGTTGGTGAAAAGAAAGCGCAAGAGTGCGCAAGTGCTGTAGTTAATTGTGCGGTGCGTTTACCTAGTGAGATTGGAGACTTTAACGATTTATATTTACGTCATGGTTTAGATAAAGTTAAAGCTGAGCTGATGGATCATAAGCTAGGCATACAAAAATATGCGGTGCGTAATCTTGTAGGTAAGCCAGAGCCACAAAAGTTTTTAGTTGAGGGTCTTATTCCTATTGGTAAACCTGGTATTCTTGCCGCCGTTGGTGGTGTAGGTAAATCATTAAGTGTCATACAGTTAGCTTTAGCGGTGGCGTGCGGTGGCAGGTGGTGGGGTAAGAATGTTGTAGAGCGTGGTAATACTGTTATATTCTGTGCGGAAGATGATTTAATGGAAATACATAGACGACTCGACTTGCTAGATCCTACTGGCAAGCGATTTAACTCCTCTCACGAAGTCTATGTATTTCCTGTTCCAGAACAAAAAGAGCCGATGATACTGTTAAGAGAAGAAGGTATAACACCTATAGCGCAGGAGTTAGTAGAAGAACTGCAAGCCATACCAAACTTGAAACTTGTATGTTTTGATCCTCTCCAGGCATTTACGACTGGTAATGTATCAAGCAGTAACGAAGCAGGCCAATTATGGGGTAGTTATTGCGCCAACATATCAGCGCGTCTTGGTTGTTCTACGCTTACTATTCATCATCTTAATAAAGGTGCATTAGCGAATGATAGCGATGATGCTATGAGCCACAGAGCAGAGATAAGGGGTGCAAGTAGTATTACCGACAGCGTGCGGTGGGCGATAGCTATGTGGCTTGCGAGCGTTGAGGATTGTGAGCGTATATGTGAAGAACAGCGTGTGAAGTATGAGCGCATGAACGTAGTAAAAGCTGCCCTAGTTAAATCTAATTCTGGTAATGTTGACTACACTACCAAGACATTATTTAGAAAAGACGGCGTGCTTGAACCACTAGAAGAATTACAAAACCCTATGAATTTATATGACCAATTTTAAAAGGAGAAAACTATGAACGTGTTAAGTTTATTTGACGGAATGAGTTGTGGCAGGATTGCTTTAGAGCGTCTTGGTATAAAAGTAGATAATTATTATGCAAGTGAGATAGATAAGTATGCTATCCAGGTAAGCCAAGCTAATTACCCAGATATTATACAAGTTGGTGATGTAACTGAATTAGATACATCAACACTACCAAAAATCGATTTGATTATGGGTGGTAGTCCGTGTCAAGGATTTAGTTTTGCTGGTAAGCAATTAGCTTTTGATGACCCAAGATCTGCATTGTTCTTTGAGTTTGTTAGATGTGTAAAGGAGTTACAGCCAAAATATTTTTTATTAGAAAATGTAAGAATGAAGAAAGAATATTTAGATGTTATATCTGAATACATGGGTGTTGAGCCAATAATGATTAATTCAGCGTTAGTATCAGCACAAAATAGAGTTAGGTTTTATTGGACTAACATACCTGGAATAGAACAACCTGAAGAAAGAGGTATAGTTTTAAAGGATATATTGGAAGATGGTTTTGATAGCGAAAGAGATAAATCTTATTGTATTGATGCTAATTACTATAAAGGTGCAAGTGTTGAACAATACAAAAAGAAGTGTCGTAGGCAGTTGGTTAATAAACCAATTAAATCAGCTCAATCATATAAAGAAGTTAGAACAGAAGAAGCCAAACGATTAAGAAAGGAAATGAAACAAAAAACAGGTAAAGATCATACACCTTTTAGAGCAAAGAAATTAGTGCCGAGAGAGGACGGCAAGGTTGGAACATTGACAACTTCACTAACCAATGACCATAAAATAAGTATTACCTACGATTCAATTACTATAGACAAAGAAAAGAAACAATTAACCATAAAAGAAGCAACGAAAAAAGGTTATACCACTATAGAAGATGGAGATTGTTTTGATATGACTTTTCCAAACTCTAAAACCAGGAGAGGTAGAAACATGAAAGACAAGAGTAATTGTCTTACAGCCGCAAACTATGACTATATGCGATACGAACATTCAGACGAAGATAAAGAAGTTTATTGGCGAAAACTTACCCCTATTGAGTGTGAACGATTACAAACAGTACCAGATAATTATACGAATCATGTATCAAATACCCAACGCTATAAGATGCTTGGAAACGGCTGGACGATCGAAGTTATCACGCATATTTTAAAGAATATGAAACTATGATCGTTGGGAACTTTAGGGACATACTAGGGAAGCAGAGGGACAAACTATACCCTCAGATGCCCAACACTAGGGTAGGAGATGCCCATATATCCATACATATACATATGTATAAGAGAGCAAACCCCTTGAGGGGGTTTGACTCTCTGGGAGGAAGCGCACGCACGCTAGGAGAAAGATGAGAAGATTCGGACAAGTAGACAAAAATTATTGGTGGATTACCGCGCACGCGGAAGCGGAGGAGAAAACTGCGCTGATCCCTATCGCGCTTGCTAGAAAAGAAAATGACTTCTCGCGCGTGCGCCAAATAGTATGGCATTGGTATCGCTCGGAGGTTGCAGGCAATGAAGCGTTATCTATGACTGCTCGCTTTGTTGGTTGGGCTTTGTGCGAGCGCTGGCGGTATGAAACTTGGTCCTCGCATGATGCGATTAGTTATTATGCGAAGATGACGGCGGTGAATCGTAAGAGCGTGGGGCGTGCGCTAGCGGAGTTGAGCGAGCAAGGATTAATCTGGATAGTTTTAGAAGGCGAGCCGAAGCGGTTGAGGAAGTCGCAGAGCGGAGGGAAGAAACATTTTTTGTTGGTTGGTTTAGCTGACCTGGTGCGCGAGTGATTCGTTCGGCGTGCGTGGGTGTGTGGAGGCGTGGAGGGGACTAGCGAGAGCATTTTAGGGGGGTTGTCATATACGGAGAGTAATGACGCCCTCGCCAGTCAAACTTAGTGCTTGCGATCTATGATTACTATCGCTAGCGCGGTCATAAACATCATTAGCGCGAATACTCCAGATAGGCCTAGTATTATTTTAATAATCAGTTCAAGCATTAAATATATTTAGTTGTGGTTGTGCATACAATTTTATTCTCTTTACACATTTTTTCAACTTCCTTTTTCATGTCGTAAAGCGTGGGGTTGCCTTTCATGGTAAATTGAATAGTTACTTCTGTTATTTGCTCGCGCTCGCGCTTGCTAAAGATGTTGTCAAAGTTATCGTTAAATGTTTTTTTATCTACCGCGAAAGGGCGCGGTGCTGATCCTTTACCTGTCATGTTGTTTCTCCTATCATGTATTTATAAAAAATAGTTTCTGCAATGAATTGTAATATTTCATCTCGGTCATCATCTTGATGCAATCCATAAAGATAAGATATGCGTTCTATTTCATCGTCATAGATCCCTTTTTTGTCATCTTCTATAACCTGGTGATGTATGTTTTCTAGTTGTTGCTCGTTGTGTAAGTTGCTCATTGTCTCCCCTTATTTAAAAGTTTATTTATAGCTTCATCAAGTATTGGTTTTACAGATTCATAGCTTTTTTTATAAGATTCATTGCTTTGAAATCCATATAAATAACTTCCTGCTTGATGAAATCTATTATCAAGTCTTTTACATAATTCTTTTTCAAGATTTTTTCTAAGTTCTTGTTCTAAACCTTCATCTATGTCAGTTAATACTTCTTCTGCTAGTTCTACTAATTTCTTTTTATTCATGCTCTCCTCTCTTGTTCTTCTATTGGTATTATTTTTTTACCATTAAATATATAAGTTGCATATTCTTTACAGTCATAACATTGTAAAACCATGATTGTTGGCTTTTTTTGTTTAAGTATTTCATGCGAGCCTTCTATACATCTGGTACATTGTAGTTTCATGCTGGTGTCCTAAATAAGTAGAATAATGCTTTGAGTCTCCATTCTTCAAGATGTCGTAAATGTTTTGGTATGTCCTCTCGCTTCATGTAAGCCTCACAGTTCCATTGGGAGAGACTGTGCCTAGCCTTTCCCCTGTTATTGTTAATAAAAGCCATGAGCCGTCTGTCTGTTGCTTAGAGGTATCTTTATTTGGATATATGATCTCGCCAGTATGTCCGTTGTCTCTAAGGTGGGATGCGTAAGCATACTCGGCCATAGCGTAAGTTATTGGTTTATATTTCTTCATTGGTTATCTTCCCTTTCGTAAATATCGCCTGTATATTGTCCAGAACCACCACAAATAGCTTTACATATTTGATGTAAGTTATTAATCTGGTATGCCCTTAGTTCACTTTTATCAATCCAATCTTTTTCTTTTAAAAAAGATTTAACATCTTTAGATTTTATAATCCAAGTTGTCTCTGCACCGTTATCATTACATATATATATTTTCATTATTTCCCCCTTTGTGATGGTTTACCATTAGGAAAGGTAAGCGCTTCGCTGAACGCTTGCCAGTCCTCAGGTGTCATTATTTGTTCTACTTTGTGTACTGGCGTGTTATCTTTTAGGCCGTACTTCTTGCGAAGTTGTCCGATAACGCTTTTGTGTGTTCTGGTCTTTGGTATGTTCACGATTCCACCGCCTGTTTAAATTCTTCTTCACTCATTAATCCATTATCAATAAAGAAATCTTCAAGACTTTCTTTTATTTCTTCTTCAGCTGTATCAACACTTCTGTTAGCTAGATAATCTAAAGTTTCAATAGCTTCTTCATAAGTCTCACACCATTCTCTTAACATTTGTTTAGGTATGTTTGTTTTTTGTATTGCACTCATTACGCTACTCCTAGTTCATCTAATTGGTTTATATAGTCAGATACAATTTCTTCGCCTATGATGTATACATACATATTGACAATAGCTTCTGGACTTGAAAAGTCTGTTGTGACTTCGCCAAAGTTAAATTCTTCGTAGCCTTTTATAAAGTCAATAATATTAAAGACTTGATCGCCTAGCCATTGAGTAGCTTTGTAAGATCCTATAATGTAATAATCAGTATTAAAGATTTCATAATGTAAATCATCCTGGTTATTTTCAATCCATTCTTTATCATAATTGATAATAGAATCATTAAAGTGTTCTTGTATTTCTTGTTTTTTATAGTTCATAGTTTTCTCCGTATTAATATGTTATTTTTAATAATTTTGGTTTAATAATTTTGGATCATGCTTTATTTTATAAAGCGTTTCACCAGTATATTCACATTTATGAATACCAGTATTTAAAAAATCAATTGCTTGTTTTTTAGTCCAGAATACACAAGATATTTCAATATCTTTGTTATCCGCTTTTACACATTCTATAGACCAATTAGCATCAGATCTTAAACCTCTGATATTTATTGGCTCACTTGTTGGTATCACATAAGAGCAATTATCTTTTATGTTTCCAAAGTCATCATATATATAACTCATATTTTTCTCCGTAAATGCTAAGTCATTATAACCTAGTAACTATATTATATACCTAACTTTACTCAATATGCAACAGTTTAACTCAATAAATGTGCAATTAATTACCTAAAATGTGCAAAATACCCTAAAATAAAGCATGGAAAAGGGAAAACCAGGCAGAAAAAGAAAGCTTGCGCAACTATCAGAAGATGACTATAAGCAGATCAGTTTATGGGCTGGCGATGGTTTAAATGAAAGCCAGATAGCTACTTTGCTCAATGTAAACATCTCAACAATAACCAGAGAAAAGAAAAGAAACGAGCAATTTGCACACGCTATAAAAAAAGGAAGATACAAAGCCGTGCAATTAGTAGCGAACAAAGTATTTCAAAATGCAATGGATGGTAAAGAAACAAGCGCAATATTTTTCCTAAAGAATAGAGATCCAGACAATTGGGCTGACCGCCAAGAAATAAATTACAACTTAGATCTAAAGAATGTTCTCACCGACGCACGCGCACGCATTATCGACCAAGCGCCAGCGCCTCAGATCAAGCGCGCGCAAGCATTGAGCGATAACGCACAGCGCGAGCAGGCGAGCGAGGGCGTGAATGAATAATAAAGGGTTAAATGCGAGCTTAGTTTTTATGCTCCCTTTTTAACTATGCGAATCTCTCTCAATAAATCGCATTTAACCCCCCTTTGTTAGCGTGGCGGTGGTGATATATGTATAACTACTCAACTAAAATTTTTTAATTTTTTTTAATATGAAATACGGTGTAAAACTAGAAAAGGAATTGATGACCGAACTATGGTCAGGACCAATTAAAGACAACCCAGTAAACTTTGTTAAGTATGTGTTCCCATGGGGACAGAAAGACACCCCCCTCGAAGATTTCAAAGGACCAAGGAAGTGGCAGGAAAAAATTTTACGAGAAATGGCAATACACATTGAGCGAAACAATGTATTAGATTTACCAGAGATGTTTAGACTAGCCGTAGCTTCAGGTCGTGGTATTGGTAAGTCCGCACTTGTCGCATGGATTATACTTTGGATGTTATCTACTAGACTTGGTTCTACCATAATCGTAACTGCTAACACCGAGCAACAGCTACGATCAAGAACATGGGCGGAGTTAGGTAAGTGGCTAACATTAGCTATTAACTCTCATTGGTTTACCAAAACAGCTACTACAATAAAACCAGCACAATGGTTTGAAGATGCGCTAATAAATGACCTAAAGATTGATACTGGTTATTATTACGCGCAGGCACAGTTATGGAGCGAGGAAAACCCAGATGCGTTTGCAGGCATCCATTCATCTTACGGCGTATGCCTGATAATGGATGAAGCGTCAGGTATTCCAGCTCCTATTTATTCGGTCAGCGAGGGGTTCTTCTCCGAACCCACGCGCGATAGGTATTGGTTTACTTTCTCCAACCCACGCCGTAACACAGGGCCATTCTACGACAGCTTTAACTCCAAGCGCTCCTTTTGGGTAAACGAACAAATCGACTCGCGCACAGTCGAAGGCACAGACCAAAAGCTCTTTCAAACGATGATTGAGCAATACGGCGAAGATTCCACAGTCGCGCGCGTGGAGGTGATGGGCGAGTTCCCATCCGCAGACGATGATACCGTCATACCAATGTCGCTAGTAAGAGATGCGGTTGATAGAGATGTCTCCCTTACAGCTAACGCGCCGATTATATGGGGATTGGATGTCGCCAGGTTTGGCGGTGATAACTCCGCGCTATGTGTAAGGCAAGGTAACCATGTGATGAAGATTAAGTCGTTTAAGTCTATGGATCTTATGCAATTATGTGGTGTGATAAAGAATATGTATGACGATTGCACCGCGATAGAGCGACCGCAAGAAATATTAATTGATGTAATCGGACTCGGCGCAGGCGTGGTGGATAGGTTAGCGGAGCAGAACCTACCTGTGCGCGGAATCAATGTAGCCGAAGCACCAGCGACTAAGAAAAATTATTTAAACCTACGCGCTGAATTATGGTTTGCGATAAAAGACTGGTTATTGCAAAGAGATTGCAGGCTACCGCAAGACGATGAGTTGGTTGCAGAACTAGCTGCGCCTTTATATAAATACACCTCTACTGGTAAAATAAAGATAGAAAGTAAAGACGAAATGCGTAAGCGTGGAATCAAGTCACCAGACAAAGCGGATGCGCTTGCGCTGACGATGGCATCAAGTGCTGCAAGTTTTGGTGGAAGCACAAGCTTTTTAGGTTATAATTTCAGACAACCGCTTAAATCAAGAATAATCAGAGTAGGATAAATGGATTATAAAGTTGAAGATTTGATAAAAATGATGAACATACAAAACATGGGTACGCTTTACAAAAACAAAAACGTGCCTTTTGTAGACAGAATTATAAATCCACAAAACTATCCCACTCCAAGTATTTTTGATGAGGGTGGTAGGATGCAAACTCACTTTATGTCTGCAACACCAGACAAAGAAGGTAACTGGTATGCTTATCCTAATATAATTTTTGAAGATGGTGAGTACAAGAAGTTAGATTTAAACGAAGATCAAGCTTTAGATTTTGCAAAAAAATCTGGCAATATAATACCTTTTGGTAAAAACAAAGATGCAGCTATAGATTTTTCAAAAAATTATAAACCAGAAGAATTTAAAGAATATTATAAAGGATTGTTACAGGGATAATTTATGGCAAAGAAATATAACGAGAAAGAAATCATCGAGCAAGTCAAAGAAGAAAGCGACATGATTGACTTAGTGGGCGTGATTAAATCCGAGATGGATGATGCTAAAGACTTCATACATCAAGTCGGCGCGGAGAGAGCTGAGTCTACAGAATTTTATTTAGGTACAGAACCAGAAGGTACTAGCTCATTACAATCAGAGTTTGTCTCTACTGATGTAAGAGAAAGTGTCTTGTTTATGTTGCCATCAATCATGCGTACATTTTTTGGTACTAAAAAGATTGTAGAGTTTGTACCAAAAGGACCAGAGGACATACAGCTAGCAGAACAACAAACCGATTATATTAACTATCTGATTAGAGAAAAGAATCCAGGCTTCCAAGTTTTGTATGACGTTTTTAAAGATGCGTTAGTAAGAAAGACTGGTTTTGTAAAAGTGTTTTGGGATGACAGCGTAACTGCAACAACCCACGAATACAGCAACATTGACCCACAATCCTACCAAGCATTAATACTAGACAAAAACGTAGAGGTAGTAGAAGAGTCAGTAACTAACGAAACCATCGTAACTTTTGATCCTGTAAGCCAAGAAGAAATAACTCAAGAAATACCAGCAAGTTATGACCTTACTATCAGAAGATTAAAACCAAAAGACCAAGTATGTATTGAATCTGTACCACCAGAAGAAATACTTATATCAAGACACGCACGCGATATAGAAACTGCATCTTACGTTGCGCACAGAATGATTAAGTCAGTCTCTGATTTAGTTGCTATGGGTTACGATCAAGAAGAAATAGAACAGTATGCAGGCTATGGCGGTAGTGCTTTAGACCCAGAAAGCTACGAAGAACAAGAAGCAAGAAATCCGTTTGACAACATGGTATACCCAGATAGAAACGATGCTGGCGGTAAAGATGTTTTATACGTTGAGCATTATCTATACTATGACTTTGATGGTGATGGTATTGATGAACGAATCAGAGTATGTACTGCTGGTAACGGTTTAGAAGTATTAAACGTAGAGCCATGGGATGAATTACCAATATGTATGTTCTGCCCTGACCCAGAACCACACACAGCAATAGGCTCATGTCCAGCTGATTATCTAAAACCAATTCAGGCTGCTAAATCACAAATTATGCGTGATACCTTAGATTCACTAGGTCATTCAATCTTCCCAAGAATGGGTATTGTTGAAGGTCAAGTAAACGTAGATGACGTATTAAATACAGATATTGGTCAACCAATAAGAATGAGAGCGCCAGGAATGGTACAACCATTTGCTGTACCTTTTGTTGGTAAAGAAGCTTTCCCAGTTCTAGGATATTTAGACGAAGCCAAAGAAAACAGAACTGGCGTATCTAAAGCAAGCGCAGGATTAAACGCAGAAGCTTTACAATCTACAACTTCCGCAGCTGTAACTGCTACTATGAGCGGTGCGCAAGGTAGAGTAGAACTAATATGCAGACATTTTGCTGAAGGTGGCCTAAAAGCCATGTTTAAAACAGTAAATAACTTGGTAATCAAGCACCAAAACGCACAAGATGTCTTTAGATTAAACGGTAAATTTATACCTGTAGACCCAAGATATTGGGATTCAGACAAAGATATGGTCGTAAATGTAGCTATATCTAAGTCATCTGACGAGGAAAAATTCCAAGTTTTAACACAATTAGCAGGTAAACAAGAACAAATCATGCAAACACTAGGGCCACAGAATCCTCTAGTGTCAATGCAACAATATGCAAACACTTTGACAAGAATGATCGAGCTAGCAGGCTTCCAAGACGCACAAACATTTATAAATACGGAAGTTCCGCCTATGCCTCCGCAACCGCAAGAGCCACCTAAACCAGATGCAGCAGAAATGCTTGCACAGGCTGAAGCAATGAAGGCACAGGTTAGCGCACAAAAAGCTATGATTGATGCAGAAACCGATAGAATGAAAATCATCATGGACGATGATAGACAAAGAGATATAGAAGAAGCACAAATAAGAGTTAAGGCTTTAGAGCTACAAGCTAAGTATGGCGCACAGATTAATATTGCAGAAATAAATGCAGTTATGGAAAGAGATAGAGAGGGAATAAGACAAAATGCAAAAGCTCAAGCTCAAGGACTATTTACAAACGATGTGCCACAACAAAATATTTGATATTGAAGTGATGGTTGATGACATGGTTTATGTAGGTAAAGAAATAAGAGCAAAGAATAAAAATCATGCACTACAGATTATGTCAATCATGTCAGGTGGCGAAGTA